AATGCTAACAAAGCAAATGGCAGCCAAGCTGTCATCCCTGGTCAACAGCCAGGAATGGAAGAACCTGGAGGAATACCTGAACAGAGTGCAGGACCAAACGACACAGGAAATGGCGAAGGCACAGAACCAGCAGCTACTCCACCAATGCCAGGGGAGATGGAATTTACTGGATAGATTAAAGAATCTACCCACACAAGTAAATGATTTAAAAAATAGTGTTGACTAAACACTTTTAAATCGTTATAATAACATTAAGGAATAGAATATGGGAAAGAAACTTGTTAACATGGCTACAGGTGGATTAATGTCTCTACCACCTTATATCAAAGCTTTAGATAAAGAAGATGAAGGTATTACACCTTATGATGTAAATACTCCTGAATCTGCTAGAGCAGGTTTACCTCAAAGAGGTTTATCTAAATCTAGAACTAGATATTCAAAAGGTGATGGTGTTAAACCTTTAGACCCTGATGAGATTCCTATTTTAGAAGAGCATGAATTAGAACCTGGTGATATAGCTAAATTAAATAAAATAGAAACTAAAGAATATAAGACTTTGAAAAAAGGAAAAGAATTAGATTTAAATACTCCTGAACAAAATAAAAAATTAAAAAAATTAGAACAAAAGAAAAATAAAGCAGCTCTTGGTGGTTACATGGATAACTTTCAAATTGCTGAAGAAGAACCTTTATCTAGACAAAAATATTCAATAGGTGGAAGTTCAGCTCTTGAAGAAAAATATGATAAACGAAGAGATTATAAAGCTTTTCAAGAAGGTGATTTAGTAGAAGAAGAAATTGTTGAAGAACCTTTAATGGCTCCAGTAGGAATGGAAGAGCCTTTAATTGGAGATGAGATTGCTGCAGATGATTTAGCTATGGAAGAAGATGTAGCTATGGAAGATGCAGAAAGTGTTTTAGATACTTCCATGTTAAGTGAAGAAGAAGAAGTAGTCGTGGATGCTGCTATAGAAATGTATCCAGAATTAGAAGCCATTTTACCAAAAATGGTTGCAACAGAATTTACAGAAGATGAATTAGTAGAAGGACCTGGAACAGGAACTTCAGATTCAATCCCAGCATTATTATCAGATGGCGAATTTGTATTTACAGCAAAAGCTGTTAAAAATATCGGCATTGATAAATTAAGAAAAATGATGTCACAAGCTGAAGAAGCTTATGATGCTGGAATGACAGACCAAGTTGAAACTGCAGAAGCTGCAGAAATAGATTCAACATTGGTATAACAGAATTCATAGAGTAGGTACTCTAAGAATAGACAAGCTACCTTCTAGAAATAGAAGCCCTTGTAGCTTCGTTTTCAATTAATCAACCTTTTTTTGCTACCTTCAGTAAAAGAAGCCCAAAGGAGGATATTATGAAACAAGACGAAGGACAAACTAAGACAGTCGAGGCGAATCCATACAATCGCAAAAAGTATTGGCACACAGAAGATGTGATGCCCAAAGCTTTTGTAGATGCAGATAGTGGACCAGCCCAGCCTGACCCTGATAAGAAGACAGGATTTAACTACGCAAGTACCGCTACAACAGATAGTGCGAACCCAAATGTTACATCCACTTCTGAAACAGCCACTTCGGATAAGGTCTTACAGGAATCAGCATTAAATGTTGAATCTAAACCTTATACGAGAGTTGACTACAAAAAAAGATATGATGACCTAAAGCGTTATTATGATAGGAAACTTGGTGAATGGAGTTCTAAAGAAGGAGACCTCAAAGCACAGCTTCGAGATAACCGACCTAAATACACCCCACCTAAAAGTGCTGATGAACTTAGTGCTTTTAAAAAAGATTACCCTGACATTTATGGCGTGGTGGAAACTGTATCTCACTTGCAATCTCAAACAGAGATGAAAGGTTTGCAGGAAGAAGTTAACTCTTTGAAAAAAGCTAATACAGCTTTATCACAGAGAGAAGCTCAATTAGAGTTATCGAAATTTCATCCAGACTTTAATCAAATTAAAGAATCAGATGATTTTCATAATTGGGCAGACACACAACCCATGGAAATTAAGAAGTGGGTTTATGAAAATACTTCAGATGGTAAACTTGCTGCAAGAGCAGTTGACCTGTATAAGAAAGACCGAGGACTTGGATTAGATAAAAAAGCCACAGAAGATAAAAGAGTTACTCAAGGTGCTGATTTGTTAGTTAAAACTAATGAACAAATTAAACCACCAACGAATAATAAAGTTATCTTTAAAAGTTCTGACTTTGAAAAAATGTCAGATGCTGAGTTTGAAAGAAATGAGAAATCTATTCTGATGGCTCAGAGAGAAGGTAGAATTACTAAAGATTAGTAAATCTACTATTTTTATCAACCAAACAAAAAGGAGTCATAAATTATGGCAAATTTTGCAGGTTCAAGTACTACTAACTTTGGTGGAGAAACACCTACAGGAACTCAGGAGAATGCCTTTTGGGTACCTCAAATATATTCCAAGAAAGTTCAAATAGCACTACGTAAAGCATCTGTTGCAGAAGCAATCTGTAACACAGACTATATGGGTGAAATTAAAAACTTTGGGGATACAGTTAATATAGTAAAAGAACCACAAATAACAGTAAGTGATTATACTAGAGGTCTAGCGACTTCTGCTACAGCAATTACTGACGAAGAGCTTGTTCTTACAGTAGACCAAGCTAAATACTTTCAATTCGCACTAGATGATATTGAAAAGAGATTTTCACATATCAACTTCCAATCAGTTGCATCAGACAATGCAGCATACAAGCTAAGAGATGCTTTAGACAGTAATGTCTTTACATATCTAGGTCTTGATGCTTCATCTATCGGTGCTACTAGACAAGGAAGTACATCAACGCCTGACAGCATTGGTTTTACTAGTCCGCAAATTGACCCTTTAAATGAGATGAGTCAAGCCGCTTTTTTTCTTGACAGACAAAATTGCCCTGAAGAGGGTCGTTGGTTTGTTGGAGCACCTGAGTGGTATGATGCTTTAGCTAACACATCTTCTAAACTATTATCAGTTGATTACAACGCTGGTAAAGGTAGTCTTAGAAATGGATTAGTTGCAAGTGGTCTCGTTAGAGGTTTCCAAATGTATAAATCAAACAATCTAGGAACAAACGACTTAACAGCAGCTTCACCTGCTGGGACAGCAACTGCTCCTGTGGCGACATGGGGTCAAATGAGTGCAGTTTCGTGTGCATCTCAATTGAAGATTGTTGAAAGTTTAAGAAGTACTACTACTTTCGCTGACATAGTAAGAGGATTACTTGTTTTCGGAAGAAAAGTTCTTAGAACTGATTGTGTAGGAAGAACAATTTACGTTATAGCCTAATTTATTAGTCTATACGTTATTGTTAGTATTAAACCTAACATCTAGATAGGGGGTTGCAATATACCCCCTGTCTTTTAAAAAAAGGATTAATTATGGAACATATGAAAAAAGCATGGTCTTATATAGTAGCACATAAAAAAGCTTCTATTGCAGTAGCAGTAGTTGTTGTGATACTTATTATAGCCACTTAATTTTAAAAAAGGAATTCAAATGAAACAAGCTTTAAAAAAGCTTAAAAAACTAAAAGCAGAGTTGGATAAACTCGAAGAAAAAGAAGAAATGCTTTTAGATAAAATTGATGATGCAATTGATGAGTTAGAAAATTGCGACCATTCAGATTGTAAATAAGAATAAGAATTATGGCAAAGACCTATTTAGCATTAACTAATGAATTATTAGTAGAACTTAATGAACCAGAACTTACAGCAGTTTCTAGTGGAGTAGGAATACAAAAACAAGTTTCTAACTGTGTAAACAGAGCTTACTCTGATATGGTAGATTCTGTAGATAATTGGGCTTGGTTAAGTACTGCTGAACCTGATGACCCTTATTATGGAAATACTTTTATTAATTCAGAAGCAGGTAAAAGATGGTATCTTTTAAAAGCTGGGTCAACAGGAGTAGATGGAGATTATGATTCAGTTAATTGGGATGCCTTTACTTTATCAACTGAAGGTGTAGCAGGAAAATCTGCACCTTATACAATTAGTAAAATTCCTTTTACAACTCTAACAGTTTGGAGAGATACATATGCAGCCGCAGAAGAAAGAGCTGCAGCAGACTCTTCAACCTATGGTACACCTGTTAGAGTTATAAGAAGTTCAGATGGAAGAAGATTTGGATTATCACCTATACCAGATGGTGTATATAGAATTTATTTCTTTGCATATGATAGACCAACTGCTTTATCTGCTGATACAGATACAGTTGCATTTCCAGAACAATATAAAACAGTTTTATTAGCAAGAGCTAGATATTATATTTATCAATTTAAAGATAATATAGCTCAATCACAATTAGCATTAGATGAATACAAAAAAGGTTTACAATCTATGGCTGATAATTTAAATTCACCACAACCACAATATATGTCGGATGTAAGGTTTTCTTATTTATTACCATAAGGATTAAAAATTTATGCCAACACAAGGAGCTTCCATTACAGTTGCAGGAGGTTTAGATTTAGTTTCAAGTGCTCATGCATTATTTAGAACACCTGGAGCCGCAACTATTTTACAAAACTTTGAATCAGCTACAACAGGTGGCTATCGAAGAATAAATGGTTTTACAAAATGGGGTGCAGGAAGTGCAACCAGTCCAAGCGGTACAACTACAGATGCTATAACAGGAATAGTTCCATATGCTAATGGAGTTATTGCTTGTCAAGGTAATAATATTTATTGGAGTCTAGATGGTATAAGTTGGACTCAAATAAATAAAGATACTTATAAAGCTCTTACAGGTACAGTTGCAGTAACTGCAAGTTCAGCAGCAGTTGTTGGAACTGGAACATCTTTTACAACTGAATTAGCTGTAGATGATAGAATAAAAATTAATAGTATTAAATATAGAGTTTTATCTATTACAGATAATACAAATTTAACATTAGATATTGAGGTAGTATCTACTGCTAGTAGTCAATCTATTTATAGAAGTGGAATGATAGCTAGTGAATTATCAGGTGCTACAGCAATTGTAAGAACTAATCAAGTTAATAATCAGTTTGCTAAATATGAATCAAAAGGTGCTTATGGAACCTTATATATTGTTGATGATGTTAATAAAGTAGCTGAATTTCAAATTACTAAATCAGGTGCTGTATATAGTTATTATTTTGAAGAATTAGATAGGTCAGCTCCAGTTAATCCTTCAAGAGCTACTATTTTTTCAGAACGATTAGTTGTAGCTGGACAATCAGTATCAACAAGTACTGTTGCTTATAGTAGCCGCTTAAAACCTTATGATTTTGAAGCTACTGGTTCAGGAGCAATTGATGTTGGAGATATTATTGTAGGCATTAAAGTTTTTAGAAATACTCTTATTATATTTTGTAAAAATAGTATATTTGAGTTGACAAGTCTTGATTCTGACCCTATACTTAAATCTATAACCAAAAATATAGGTTGTATAGATGGAAATACAATTCAGGAAATTGGTGGAGATTTAATATTTTTAGCACCTGATGGATTAAGAACAGTTGCTGGAACAGCTAGAATTGCTGACGTTGAAATCGGTTCTGTTAGTAGAAAAATCTTACCTTTAATAAATGACCTTTTAGATAATATTGCTGATTATACTCTTGCAAGTATGGTTATTAGAGAACGAAGTCAATACAGATTATTTTACTTTCAATCAGGTCAAGCAGATGCAAGTCAAAAAGGAATTATAGGAACATTTAAATTTGATGAACAGGGAATCCCTGCTTTTGAATGGAGTAATACAAAAGGTTTAGTCGTTAAGACTTGTGCTTCAGATTTAAATACTTCTAATGAAGAAGTGAAATTTAGTGCAGATGAAAGTGGATATGTTTATTTGCATGATAGTGGAAATAATTTTAATGGTGAGAATATTAGTGGAGTATTTCAAACACCAGATATGGATTATGGCGATAATGGTTTAAGAAAAAGTCTTTATGCTGTTAAAGCAAATATTAAACCAGAAGGAATACAAGACGATTTAAAATTAAGAATTAGATATGATTTTGAATCTTCAGACGTTCCCCAACCTGGTGTATTTAGTGTTGGTACTTTAGCTGCTACATCTTTATATGGAGGTGCTGCATATGGAAGTGGAACTTATGGAGCAGTAACTTTACCAAGTAAAAGAATGTTAGTAATAGGAAGTGGTTTTTCAAATAGTTTTAGATTTTATAGTAATGATACAAATGCTGCATATGCAGTTAATGGATTATTTGTATCATTTATAGCAGGAGGAAGAAGATAATATGGCAGGTTATGTACGACAAAGTTCAGCCGAAATAGCTGATGCTCTTACAATTGAAGCTGTTGATTTAAATAATGAATTTAATGATTTAGTAGCAGCTTTTAGTAATACTTCAGGACATAAACATGATGGCACAGCAGCCGAAGGTCCTGTTATTGCTGTCCTTGGAGATGCAGGTGTAGCTACACCATTAAATAAAATTTTAGTTGATACTGCAAATAAACATATAGAATTTTATACAGATGTAAGTTCTGCAGCAGTACAACAATTAAGAATTCAAGATGGAGCAATCGTTCCAATTTTAACTAATGATATAGATTTAGGTACAGCTTCTTTAGAATTTAAAGATATACATATTGATGGAACTGCAAATATTGATACTTTAGTTATTGGTTCTTCAACTGGTGTTACATCTGTTGATACAGATTTAACTTCTGCTTCAGCAAGTGATGATACTTTAGCTTCTGCTAAAGCAATTAAAACTTATGTAGATTCAGTTCCTGTCGGAGACCTTACTGCTATTGTAGCAGGAAGTGGTTTAACTGGAACATCTTTATCAGGACCCATACCAACTTTAAATGTAATTGGTGGAACTGGTATAACTGCTAACGCAGACGATATAGCAATTGATGCAACAGTTACTACATTAACAGGTTCTCAAACTCTTACAAATAAAACTCTTACAACTCCAATTATTTCTAGTATTTCAAATACTGGAACAATAACTTTACCTACTTCAACAGATACATTAGTTGGTAAAGCTACTACAGATACTCTTACAAATAAAACATTAACAAGTCCAGTTCTTAATACAACAATTAGTGGAACAGCTTTTAAAGATGAAGATACTATGTCATCTGATTCAGCAACTGCTGTAGCTTCACAACAATCTATTAAAGCTTATGTTGATGCTAAACCTATTGGAGATATTACTTCAGTTGTTGCAGGTTCAGGTTTAACAGGTGGAGGAACAACAGGTGATGTTACTTTAAATGTTATTGGCGGAACAGGTATTACTGCAAATGCAGATGATATTGCAATTGATAGTAGTGTTGTTACATTAACTGGTACTCAAGCTTTATCAGCTAAAACATTAACTAGCCCAGTTTTAAATGGAACACTTAGTGGTACAGCATTTTTAGATGACGATACTTTAGCGGATGATTCTGCTATAGCAGTTGCATCTCAACAATCTATTAAAGCTTATGTAGATTCACAAGCCCATTCTGTTACTCCAAGTAGTACAACTACATTTACAAATAAAACAATAGATGCAGATGGTACTGGAAATAATATTTCAAATATTGATAATGCAGATATTAAAGCTGCAGCAGGTATTGATGCAACAAAGATTGCAGATGGTTCAGTAAGTGATGCAGAGTTTCAAAGATTAGATGGACTAACTTCAGATATTCAAACACAATTAGATTTAAAAGCAACTTTAGCTTCTCCAGATTTTACTGGAAATCCTACAGCTCCTACACAATCAGCAAGTGATAACTCAACTAAACTTGCAACAACAGCTTATGTTGATGGTCAAGTTGCAACAGAAAATGAATTATCAGAATTAAATGATGTAACGATTGCAGGTATTGCAGATGCTAATTATTTAATATATGATAATTCTGCAAGTGTTTGGAAAAATAAAGCGATAAGTGGTGCTTTTACTTCTGATAATTTAGGAGTAACAACTTTATCTGCTTTAATAGATGCTACAAAAATAGCAGATGGAACTGTTACAAATGCAGAATTCCAGTATATTAACACTTTGAGTTCTAATGCACAGACTCAAATAGATACGAAAGCGACAGCAGGTTTTGCTGTGGCTATGGCAATTGCCTTATAGTCTAGTTGACAATATGGCAAAAAAATGGTATAATTAGGATAATAAATGGCTCAAAATTTTCAAAGAACATTAAAAAGAAATATCACTCTCTCTGGTTCTCCTACAGAACTAAGAGCAGCTACTACAACAAATGATGCAATTATAGGTGTTAGATGTACTAATACTTCTGGTGCATCTGTTGACGTTTCTGTCTATGTAAAAAATACTTCAACAAACTATTTTATTATTAAAGCAGCTCCCATCCCTACAGGTGGAAGTTTGGAATTAATTGATGGTGGTTCAAAAGTTGTATTACAAACTGGAGATTCAGTTGAAGCTTATGCTTCAGCAGCTACTTCAGTTGATATTATTTTAAGTGTTGTTGATTCAATAAGTACATAATAATTAATTAAGGAAAAATTACATGGGATATATAGGTCCAATTCCAGCACAAGTACCTTTAACTTCAAGTGATATTGAAGATGGTATAATTACTGCTGATAAATTAGCAACTGATGCTGTTGAAACAGCAAAAGTTAAAGATGTAAATGTAACTGCAGGAAAATTAGCAACTACACAAGATTTAAGTTCAAAAACTATTACCTTACCAGCAACTGTTGCTGGATTAGGAACAGGAATTACAAATGCTCAATTGGCAGGTTCAATTGCAGATGCTAAAATTACAGGTTTATCTTCTTCAAAATTATCAGGTTTAGTTCCAGTAGCTAATTTAGGTACAGGAACAGCTTCAGCTTCAACTTATTTAGCTGGAGACCAAAGTTATAAAGAAGTTGTTGCAATAGATATTGCATGGCAATCAGTAGTTACTGGTGCAACTTTAACAGCAGTAGCAGGTAGAGGTTATCCAATTAATACAACTTCAAATGCTTGTACAGTTACACTTCCAGCTTCAGCAAGTGTTGGAGACCAAATTATATTTACAGATTATGCAAGAAATTTTGCTACAAACGCTTTAACAATCAATCCAAATTCTTTAAACTATCAAGGTAATTCATCACCTAATCCAGTTTATGATACAACTGGTGAATCAGTTCATATTGTTTATGTAGATGCAACAAAAGGTTGGATACCAATTGATGATAAAGGTGTTATTCTAGAGCCTGGAGATGGAAGTAAATGAATTCTAATGGAACAATTATAGCGGTTGAACAAGCTGCCCGGTCGTTTGAGTTGGCT